CAGTATCTAAATTTCACCACAGACGAGGAGCTTCTGAAAAAGATATGCAAGAAAAAGAAGCTAAAATGTTTAAGATGAGAAATGCTGATGCAGAAACTATGAAACCTGAAGAAATTTTTAAATCAAAGGTAGTTTATAGAGATGCAGAAGCTCTATCATTATTAGACACATTGATTAATGCAAAACTAGATGTTGAAGGTTTAAATCCAAATGGTAAAGTATTAGGTGGGTTTAAACTTTTAGAAAGTGAAATTAACAGAAAAGTACAAGAAGATTATGTAATAGAAGCTTCTGATATTATACAGGCAATTTGGTCAGATGAACCAAATGTATCAGTTTATCTATTATGTGGTATGGCTAAATTCTTACAAATCAATGATGAATTTGATAATGCAAAAAATGAAGACCAAATTTTGAATGATTTTAAAGATTATGTCAATGTTAAACCTAAGAAAAAACAAACGGATTTTACAAGTAGTAGATTAAATTCAAAACCTATTGAGTCCGTTGCATATTTTATTGCTAAAAATGTTGTAAAACTTAATGGTAGTAAGGGTAAATTTATCAATATGTTAAATCTTACAGATGATGAGATTGACAATATTGAAGATTTAAATTAATAAAATTACTATAGGCGTTCCAGCATTGACATTGGGACGCCTTTGGTATATTATGAATGTATGTTGAATCTAAATATAGAAAAATTTAAGAGCAATCTTGCTCTTCATCACCAATTATATCCAGATTTGCCTTTACAAGATGTGATGTTAGAATCACTATTAGAAAGGTCTATCACAGACTTTGTTGAACACAATGTAGGTTCACATAGTATTGGTTTTGATTTTATTATACAAGGTCATAAAGTATCTGTTAAATCAGGTAGATTTGTTTCTAAGGATAATAGACTTAAATTTTCTTCACATAGAACAACAGCACAAAAGACAATTGAAGAGAAAATAAAATTTGTAAACGATACACATTATGATTATCAATACAACTTTGCCAAGGTAGATGATTGGAAAAAGACCAAACAATATAAACTATTTGTATTTAATAAACAACAGTTAGATATTGGTGGTATTAAATTTATAGAATCAGATACAGGTTGGACAGGTGAAAATGATAAGATGATTGTAAAGATTATGAAAAGTTTAAGTGACCAAGTATGGTTTAATATTGATTTAAATAATATAAAACCATTGGAAACAATAGAATTTGGCGTGCCACAATATGATTTAGAGTGGCTGTCAAACCAGCATTGACATTATGATAATGTTAGTGTATATTAAGATAATGCGGATATCGTATAAAAGTATTACAGTGGGTTACCAACTCACAGAACTTGGGGCAGTACCAAGTATCCGCTCCATTTAAATAATGAGGAGATTATATAATGAACCTAAGTAGTGATACAGTTGCCATTCTGAAAAATTTTTCAGATATTAACCAGAACATTCTGGTAAAACCAGGCAACAAAATTCAAACTATTTCTACATTGAAAAACATTTTAGCAGAAGCTGAAGTGTCAGAAAAGTTTGAACAAGAGTTTGCTATCTATGACTTACCTGAATTTTTAAGAGCAGTTGACTTGTTTGACAAGTCAGACCTTAAATTTAATGGTGGTCAAAATCTAACGATTGCAGATAGTAATAGTAAACAAGCAATTAAATATTTCTTTGCAGATAAGTCGGTTGTAGTTGCACCATCAAAAGCAATTACTATGCCAGATAAGTATGTTACTTTTTCTTTGAAGAAAGACATCTTTGCAAAACTTATGAAAGGTGTTTCTACACTTGGTCTACCAGACATTGCAGTAGTTGGTGATGGTAAAGAGATTAAGTTAGTAGCAACTGATAAGAAAACACCGTCCTCAAATGACTATTCAATCACCATTGGTGAAACTGATAAGAAGTTTAAGGCATATTTCAAAACAGAAAACTTTAAGATGATACAAGACGATTATGATGTTGCGATTTCATCTCAAAAGATTTCTCACTTTATTAATCGTAACAAACAAATTCAGTATTGGATTGCAATTGAACCAGACAGTGAGTTTTAATTATGCAATTCAGCAAAACTGAATGGCACCAAGTAGCTTCTGAATTCAAGTATGATGTAGATGATGAATTCATCATACGAGATTTCGGTTCAGTACAAAGATTTAAAGAAATCTTATCACACCAGGAACAAGAGTTTCGTTCTAATATAGAACCTATTGGTGAAGAACCTACAGACGAAGAAAACGATAAGTTTTGGGAGTTTGTAAGTGAGTGTGACTATGAACGAGAAGATGATTGGTGGACAGACAGAAAAGGTGGATATGAAGTTACCTTTTCTTATGATGAAGATACTAAATAATGAATAAAGTGGAGTTTATATTATGTCAGAATATTTGTGGGTGGAAAAATACCGTCCTAAAAAAATCAGTGAGTGTATTTTAAGTGAAGATATTAAAAAGACATTTACTGAGTTTCTAAAACAAAAAGAAATACCTAATCTGTTATTATCTGGTACACAAGGTACTGGTAAAACTACCGTTGCTCGTGCATTGTGTGAGGAACTAGGTGCAGATTATATTATCATTAACGGTTCAGATGAAGGCCGTCAAATTGATACACTAAGAAACAAGATTAAAAACTTTGCTTCAACTGTATCTCTTACCGAACAATCTAATCACAAAGTAGTTATTGTAGATGAGGCAGACTATATGAATGCCGAGTCCGTACAACCTGCCTTGCGTAATTTCATTGAAACATTTTACAAAAATTGTAGATTTATCTTTACTTGTAATTACAAGAACAAGATTTTACCTGCTTTACATAGTCGTTGTACTGTAATTGATTTTGCTATTAAGAATGGCCAAAAAGTAAAAACAGCACAAGCGTTAATGAAAAGACTTGGTAAAGTCCTTGATGATGAAAATATTGAATACGATAACAAGGTTCTTGCTGAGTTAATTCAGAAATATTATCCAGACTTCCGTAGAACTATTAATGAACTACAAAGATATTCTGTACGAGGTAAGATTGACAGTGGTATTTTGTTTAGTTTATCTGAGGCAAATACAAAAGAACTAGTAAAAGTATTAAAAGAAAAAAGGTTTAATGATATGCGTAAGTGGGTCATTGATAACCTTGACAAAGAACCATCATCTTTGTTTACTAGTATCTATGAGTTGATGTATTCAGCACTAGAACCACAATCTGTTCCTCAATCAATATTAATTCTTGCAGGTTACCAATACAAGTCCGCTTTTGTTGCTGACCAGGAAATTAATATGGTTGCTTGTTTAACTGAAATCATGGCTAATTGTAAGTTTAAATAATGTACGAGTTAAAAGACTATTTAAAAGCTATCAATGAAACTAAAGAATCATTGCTAGATACAGACGATATTACATGGGAGAAAAAGTATCCACCTTTTATTATTAACAGGTGTCTTTCTATGTTTTATGATACCATAATGCATTCCAATGAGATGAATGGTTTACATTTCTTGCCTAAACGATTGCAATTTCACTATTTTATAAATAGTATCAGAAAGAAAAAGCGATTTGGTGGGAAATGGCTTTCGCAAAAGAAAGTTAAAGACCTAGAGATAGTAAAAGAGTATTATGGTTATAGTAATCAAAAAGCAAAAGAAGCTCTTAACCTACTTTCAGACGGCCAAATTGATGATATTAAATTAAGCCTGACGAAAGGTGGGAGAAAAAAATGAGTGAAGAAATTATTAGTTGGTCGCAAAGTGATATGTTAGAAGTCACTATCAAGCAACCAGACGATTTTCTGAAAGTACGAGAAACACTAACTAGAATTGGAGTTGCAAGTCGTAAAGACCAAACTCTATTTCAGTCGTGTCACATATTACATAAACAAGGTAAGTATTATATTACCCATTTCAAAGAACTATTTGCTTTAGATGGTAAGAAATCTACTTTGGTGGAAAACGATATTCAAAGAAGAAATACTATTGCATTACTATTACAAGATTGGAATTTAATTGAGGTTGTAAAGCCTACTATGGTTGAAAACAAAGCACCATTAAGTCAAATCAAAGTTTTACCTTTTAAGGAAAAGAATGATTGGAACTTGGTTGCTAAATATAACATAGGCAAAAAACCAGAAGATAGTAACAATGCAAGTACCAAAGTTTAAAGAATATATAACAGAAGCCAAGGGGGCTGATAAGTTAAGAATACTGGTACTATCTGATGAACCAGAAAATTCTGAACTATTCCATACAGCAAAAAGAATACAAGAAGAAGGACCTAAGTTAGGTCATAAAACTTATGTAGTCTTTATTGATGGTGCATATATTAAAAATGAAGACGGTATCAAAACTATTCATAATATAGATGATGATAAAGGTTTTGAAATCAATGACGAAAATACCATTGCAATTGTCCGTGGGTCTATTACACGAAAAGATGCTTGGTTAGACCTGTTATCTCAATTAGAAAAAGCTGGTGTTGCCTGTATTAATAGCAGACAATGTGTAAACATTTGTGCAGACAAATATAGAACATATTTAAGATTGGCCGATTATGGTTTAACACAACCACATACCGTATTAATACCAAATAAAGACGGTGTGGAAAAAGCAGTTGAAAATTTAGATAGGGATTATCCTATCATTATGAAAACTTTACGAGGTAGTAAAGGTGTTGGTGTTATCTTTATTGAAAGTGAAAGGTCTTTAGATAGTATTGTACAATTAATCTACAAAGAATCCGAAGATGCAGAACTTTTAATCCAAGAATACATTGAAATGGATGGAGATATCCGAGTTTTAGTATTAGGTGGTAAAGTATTAGCATCTATGAAGCGAGAGGTAATTAAAGGTGATTTTAGGTCAAATTTCTCACAAGGTGGAAAAGTTAAGATGTTCAAACTTACGGAGTTGGAGATTGAACAGTGCATACTTGCGGCTAAGGCTGTTAACGGTAGTTATGTTGCCGTTGATTTTATTCCTAGTAAGAATAGAGAAAAAATACCACCATATGTTATTGAAGTCAACAGCTCGCCAGGTACGGAAGGTATTGAGCAAGCTA